CTTTGGTTAAAAATTTCAGGCACAAGATCTCTAAGCGGATACCTGAACCCAGTTCGATCACAATAGCCGTAAGCGTACTTGCCCTTTGCTCTACTCAAAAGGTATATCCTCCCGGCGAAACAAACAAAGAAGCCTTGTTGCGATCAGACTCAGAAGCAAGCTTCCATTGCTCTTCATAGTCCATCTTCAACGCTTGTGCTCTAGCACCAGCTTGGGGGTACTTCATGCTTAACTGATACGCCAAACCACTAACTAAGCACGGCAAAAATCTAGCTGGAACATCTATGTTGTTTGACGCAGGGCTGCCTGCATCTTCAATACGCTCCATGTAGTAGTACCCAAACGAGTACGTCTCTTGAGCGTCTGGTGTAGGCCATAGATTAATTGTAATGTTATCTGCGTTTCTATCAACGAAGTACTGGAGCGGCTTGCTTTGAGACAGCTTGTTAGGAAGGTTTGAGTATTGGCTCACCGATATGCGAGTCATTGACTGATCAAACTGAGAGTTTGTGTCGCCTGCATCTGTGCGTATAAACGCTTCGATTATATCTAGAACCTTCCCATCTAACGTATATGTGTTAGTTCCGGCAGTCAGCGCCTGCGTTCCAAACTCAACAGTCCATAGGTTAAGACCTCTGTTCTGCCACTCAAGCATCATCAGGTTTAGGCTGCGCCTAGCTGTCTTGTAGTCATAGCCACTACGAAGCTCTAAACCTGCTCGCTCAAACGCCTCTTCCATAGAATCAGCTAGGTCAAGATTGAATGTAAATGTGCCACTAGTAGCCACCACTACCTCCGATTCTTCTTAACCCTGCGCTTCTTGGCCTTAGGCTTGTTGATTTGTTGTTTCTGTTGCGCTCGGCTTATTGGCATTAGCTTTTGCCAAACTTCTGCTTCTGCGACTTAGGGGGGCTTTTCTTGCTGCCACCCTTACCAGACCAAAACATCTTGTTTGCCCAGTACGCGGCTGATGTCTTGCCCTTCTTAATGTTCTTGGCGTGACGGGCCTTGAAGCTTTTGCGAGCCTCTGCTGAATAATTGTGACCCATCTTCTGGTCACCGAAGCGGATTATCTTTACCTTCCCCGCGTCGCGCACAGCAACGACCCCTTTCTTTGAGGGGTGGCTGGGTGTTCTTTTAGGCTTGTTCAGCCCTTGCAGACCGGCCTTCTTTAGCCTGTTCTTCTCCGCATCCGTCAAGCTCATTTGCGATGCCTCGCTGTTTTCTTGGCAATCTTCTTTGGCTGACTGGAGTGCTGCTTTCCTTTCTTGGTGTCCGCTCGCTTCTTTCGACTTGTAGCAGCGTACTCCGCATCTGATAGAGACGCTCTAGCCTTCTTCGGGAGATACCTTTCACCTGTCGCTTTCTTTCCTTGTGTCGATGGCTTGCCGGACTTGGTTCCCCATTCCTGCTTAGTCCACTTCTTCAAAGACTTCTGTGACTTCTTGAGAGCCATTAGTCCTTGTATCCTCCGCCAGCTTCCTTGTAACGTTTAGCCAGCATCTGCGCTTTACGCGCAGACCACTGTCCCGGCTTACCGCCTTTCCCGCTTGCCTTGATAGAGTTAAACAGTCTTTTGCGTAAGGCTGGCTTCGTATAGTTGCCAGCCTCATTCACGCGAGACTTCTTTTTCTCTGCCACTAGAAGTGCTTCCTTACCTGCATAACGATAACGTACACATTACCCGAACTTGCGCTAACAGTAGAGAACTGAATGTCTCCAGTTACACCGCTACCAGCGTTATTGGGAATGCCCGTAAAGTCAGTAAAGTCAAACGTTCTAGCGTCATCAGCCTTCAACTGCCACGCCAAAACGTCGCTTGAGGCGTCAAACAAGATCTTAACGCCCATCCCTACGGTGGTGTACTGGATCTTCTCAATCGATACCTTGGTGCAAGCCGCGCCCGTTACCGGATCAACAGCCAATGCAGAAACATCGATCTTTGTTACCGCCGACTCACCCGTGCCATCGCTGACATTAGTGAATCGGAATATCGCAGTACTACCATTATCTTGAATGGTTTGCGTTGCTACTGCATCAGCCATGACTATCTCCTATTAGGAATCGGCAAACGCAGGAGCATCCGCACCTTGCTGGTAACCCCAGACATACCAACTATCACCATCCTTGGCGACAAAGTTGATTTCAAAAATGCCAAAGTCGGTCAGCGTGAGCTTGCGATTTGAGTTTCCGTCTGAGTAAACAGACACGCTGTCTGCATCAGAGTCGATGTGAACGATACCGCCTTGAATGAAGTTAGACGTAGATCCGGTATCAAAGATAACGTTCTCAGTCTCTTCAGCAGCGCCGCCATAAATAAACTTGAAGTTAATACCCGCCGCTGGTGCAGGCAACGTCAAGGTTCGATTCGCTGTTACCGCAGGAACAACGACTGTTCGACTGCCGTGCTCTGCTGCCGTGATAGTGGTGTCCGCATCGGTAAGTAGAACCGGCGTAGCGATAAGTCCAGAGTTATCAAGCTGGAACGAGGTGCTTACCTCTCCAGAAGTTGAGTCCTTTGAAACAACCTTGAATCCATTTTCGGAGCGTACCGCTCCAGTGAAAGTCGTATTACCCATTGTAGTCTCCTGTCTGGGTTAGTCCAATTGTTCCACGTGGAACATTCGGTCAGGAAAAAGGGCGGCCCCCGAAGGGGCCACCAAACTTTCCCTAGCTACTAGCTAGATCCGGGTGATCCGTAGATTCCCAGAGGATCAGAAACGCCGAAGCTGTAACGTTCACGCGCCTTGTAGCGCACGTTGCCAGTATCGAAGTCACCATCCATTGAAGTTTCAAGCGCAGTACGCTCGAAGTGCTTCATGCCATTTGGCACATCGGTGATCAAGAAGAAAGCGTTGCTGTCAGTCAGGTAATGATTGACTGCATAGCCTTCTGGGATCGCACCCATGTTGCGGATGGCATTGATGTCGTTGTCGCTGGTCGCAACACGCTGAGTCGTTTCAAGCAGACGATCTGCCGTAAACATCAAAGCGGGTGGTACGATCAAACGGCGAGGACGCGCTGCAATAAGAAGACCACGCTCATCGGTGAACGCAGCAATCTCAATGATCGCATTTTCCAGTGACGTTTCGTTCAGGTCAGCACCTGTGGATGGACGGTTGGAGTTAGTTCCACCGCTTACCAAAGGATGTGAAGCATTGAACAGAGTTACACCGTCTCCAGATTGGAAGCTGGTGAAACCATTGTTCAGCAAGTTTGCCGCCTTCACTTGCTTCGTGTACGCCATAGCGCGAGAAAGCGCCTTGGTGTAACGAGCAGAAAGTGAATCGTACAAATTGTCTTCCATCGCTTCCTCGGTGATCGCAAAGCCCATCGAAATGGTCTCGTGATTGTACCGAGCGGTGTAAGACTCTTGAGCGGAGTCGTAGCTGGTAGCCGCGCCTTCTGCTTTCACAGGGGCAGCAGCGAAGCCAGACAACTTCACTTCTTCTTCAAAAGAACGATCAGAGCTTTCAGTCTCATAAATGAGAGTGTGCTCGTCTTCGTATTTCTCATACTCCAAACCAAAAAGAGCATTAAGCCCCGGCAGGAGTTCTTTAAGCATTTGCGCTCTAGAGATAGCCATTGCCTAAACCTCCTATACGCCAGTGGTGTTAGAGTACAGATGTCCAGCGTTAAACTTAACGATAACATCCGTGAAACTATCACCGACTGCACTGGTTGGCCCATCTACAAAATCAATGATTCGTAGTGGGAGTGTATTAGTTGTTGCAGCAGTGCTTGCGTCAACAGCGTTCTTGCTTCGACCAATAGAGGTAGAACCGGCGGTTTGAACAATCGCCGCGTTGTTACCTAGAGTAGTCTGAGCGAGAGACGCATCGCCTTGCATACGCATCAACACGTTAGGGTCATCAACCACGTAGGCCACAATGTCACTGGCAGCAGTAGACGCTGGGAACTGTTGGTTGAAAGTCATCTGGTTCGTGCCGGGATCGGTGTACGCACAACCAACAAAAACCCCTACGGGGGTCAAAGTTGCAGTACCCGTGTCCTTTTCAATGACACCATCAGACACTAATTTTACGAAATCACCGTAAAAAATAGCGGTGCTATAACCACTTGCAATCTTGATATGACGAATCTTCCCGGTAAACGAGCCGCTCGCACTCAAGGTATCAACTGGTTCCGCACCTGTTGGGGCAGCAGAAGTAGCCATAATTGGCCTCCTAGTTAATAATAACTAACCCCTGCTAAGGGTTAGCCTTTTCCAAAGGTAGTCCTAGTGCTTCGCTCTGGATTGAGCATCGGCATTCTAGGATCGTTTTCTCTCAGATAGTTATTGTCAACCGAAGCCATCTGATTTTCAGCAGCCTGTTGGAAATGTCGTGTTCTGGCTTCCATCTTTTCAGCGGGAGCCTTGCACAACAACAAGCCGCCAACCTCAATGTTCCCTTGAAATCGAGAGCCTACATCAGACTCAAGCATCAGTTCTGGATGATCTTGCGCCCTTACAGGCTCCCATCCTTCCCTGAACATCTTAGAAACGTGAGTGTTGTCAGACTGACCTAACAGCGAAGTCTTAACCCACCGGAACACATAGCCGTCTTGCGGCTTTGGATCTGGCAGGATGGAAGCTGGCTTCCATGAATCACTTGGTCGTTCAATACTTTCACGAGATTTACTTTCTCTTGGGGTGCGCTCTTCAGACATTACGAGGTCTCCTTAGCGAGTTGCCTCGCGTACTGTTCCGGGGTTAAACCCAGTCTCTTAGCGAGAGAGATTTGGGTAGCCGTCAACCGCAATTTGCGCGGTTTGGCACCATTACTCCTTGCGGAGGGTGCCACCACCGACGAGGGCTGACCGGCAGTCGCGGGTGCGTCACGGCTATATGATTCGCCTTTATCCTGCCAGTCGTATTCTGGAAACGCGCTTCTTAGGCGCGAATCAATCTGTCTAAAGTACTCAGCACTATTAGGCTGAATACCTCTCTTAATCAATGCTGCATGGGTTCCATACGCAAGGCTAGTCATTTCTTCATAGCCTTCTTGCATAAACCACGAGTTGCGACCCGCCCAGTCCTCTGCTTCAGGGCTTACCTGAGCCTCTGGCGGGGCTTGTTGCGCCACACTCTGTGCAGCTTGTTGTGCAATCTGTTGTTGTTGCCAAGCTTCTGCCTGCTGCTCTCGCTGCGCTTGGTTAGAGGCTAGGTTGTTCTCGTACCTTTCCGCCTCGCCGTACTCAGCTTGTGCCCGATTCAGGCTTTCTTGAGCCGAGATGAGTCGATCTGTATCGCCTTCCTCGTATGCTTGCTTGTAACTATTACGAGCGTCTTGCAGAGCAAGCTCGGCTTTAGCTTTGATCTGAGCTACCAAGGCAGCCTCGCCTCGGTTGATTAGAGCTTCATTCTCTTGGTTGCGCTTGTTTAGCTGCTCCGCGACTCGTACCGCCTCTTCTCGCATACGCTCTGCCGCTTCACGCTTTCTGCGCTCTTCGTGCTGCTCGTATCGAAGCTTATTGATTCGCTTCTGTACCTTATCGCTGTATCCAGCAAGCTCTTCATCATCATCGTCAACATCGACAGCAGTATCCGCAGCCTCTGCCTTTGGCGGCCTACGATCTTCTTCAGGTCGCTCATCGATGACCTCTAGCTCGAACTCACCCTGCTCTTCGACAGACTCACTTGATTTTTTACCAATCTGAGTCTTTACACCGAAGAATTTGTCCTCAGAACTCATGGGCTGTTCTGGTTGTACGTCCATTTCTGCTTCGCTCATACCTTAATAATCCCCCTTGGATCTTCTACGACGGCCTCTACAGAGTCATCGTTGATTAACCGGAACTCTTTCCCATGAACTTTGAACCTAGTTCCAGAGTAGGAGCGCATGATTATCCAGTCGCCCTCTTGACAGTAAGGGCCATTGGGGAACCGACTAGGGTCATTGTAAGCATCTGCTCCCATCTTGAGAACCATGCCGACAATAGACCCTACTTCTTCATCGTGCAGAGTGCTAGCAGCCTTCAGGATGCCACCCTCAGTTTTTTCGTCGGGGTCGGGTAAAGCAATTAACAGTTTGTAGCCTTGCGGCTCAGGCAACTGATTAGCCTTGCGGGATTCTTCAACCCCGATATCTTCTAATGCTTCAGACATTAGTTTTCCTTTCGCACTGGAAGTTAGCGTCCAGAGTCGCTTGCGTTACCTAATGTAACGTTATTCAGACTCGTACTTTTCAGCCAAGTCTAGAATCTCTCTTTCAGCGATAGCCAAGCCTTCAATGATTCCACACAACTTAGTGTACTCACTGTAGTCTTTACACGCGCCACCACTTATAAAGTCTGCATATTCGTTCATTTTTTCGCGCAGGTTGCCCTGCATGTACTGGAATACGTTCTGAGAACTACTTGTCATCAAGCGCATCCTGCACTAAATCAACGCCAATCTTGAATCCTTCGATCTGCTGCATGGACTCGTCCTGAGCCAGCTTGACCGCGATTCGCTTATCTTCAATATCTTTCTGTTGCTCTAGCCGCATACGATCAAGCTCTGCTTTAACAGCAGCCTTCTGCTGATCAAGCTCAAGCCTACCCATATCAGCTTGCATCCTGCGCTGCGCCTCCATCTCCTTGATCTGCAACTCTTTTTGCTGCATCTGAAGGATAGGATCTTCTGCCTGTTGCTGCTGCTCCGCAGCTTGCGCCTCTTGCTGGTTCTTGCCTTTGAGTTGATCCGCTGCGAGTCCTGCAAGCCTAGAGATACGGAACTCAATATCCTCAGGCAGCGGCTCTTCTGGCCCCGGTAGCTCGAATCCAAGCTCTTTTTCGATCTGTAGCCTGTACTGGAACGCCAAATGCTCCTGTACGTGGGCAGCCATCTCTGCCGCCGCCGACTCTGCGTTGGGGCTTTGCGCCATAAGCTCCATGACCTTGGGGTCTTCCAACATAGCCTTGTGTGCCATGATGTGGGACTCGTGATCTTGGTAAACAAACGCCTTCACCGGCTTGCCGTTGATGATATTCATGTTCTCAGTGATCGGATCGACTGGAGTCATGTCATCATCGACAGGAACAAGCTTCTCTGCGTCCCGAATGTTCAGGATTTCTAGCATTTGCCGGTGCAATTGCGGCATGTCGTACATCTGAGGCGCTTGTTGCGCTAGTTGCAGTGCAGCTTGGTACTGCATAATGCGTTGAGCCATCGTTCCTGCGTTAGGATCGCTGACCGGGATGATATCTACCCTGTCATCGAAGTCAGAAGCCACCAATGGCTCCTTGTTTTCGTCGTATGGGTACGTTTCAGGCCCAAAATCGCGCACAACATTTGATAATAGGCGCAATTCAGACCTCATAGAAGCGTGTAACCGCGCTTGAACGGCGCTCATGACCTTCATTGACCGCTCAAGTATGGCTAACGTGGTGCCAACCGGCGCTTCAGCGTTCATGTCGGACGCTTTTACGTCAGCAGCGGACGCAAAACGCCGCCCTTCCTCTACAATGTCGCCCATAAGCTGGTACAAAACCGTGCTTGGCTCTTTGTAGGGTAAGAAACTGATGTTTTCGCCTATGCTTCCACCGGGAACGTCCACATCGCGGAACTCTCCGGGCATAATTGGGGTGTCATCACCCTTGATTCGCAGCCCACGGGCCTTCAAACCACCCGGAAGGTTAGCCAAAGTGCCTGCATCGACCAGTTGTCGCAGCAAAGAGGTGGCAGATTTAGCTAATCCACCAATCATGTGGAGC